TGATTGTACCCGGCGCGAAGGGATTGGTGTGCTGCGGTGGCCCTTGCGAAAAGTCCGGTGAGATGCCGGCGTCGCTGAATGTCCTGCCGTTCGACTGGCCGATGAACCCGGCAATAAAGGTCGGCGGCGGACAAACATTGCCTGAGCTAATCAGCGGCGCGGGCGTCTCGGCATAGATGTTGTAATACCGCGCTCCAGCCGGCCCTTGCCAAACCAGATTATTCGCATTGGCCTTCCCGGTGCTCGTATCGGCCTCGCCGAGTAATCCATTGATGCAAGCGGTCTGGGCCGGGGCGCTTTCCTCTCCCGTGGCAGCATCCACGGTTGTCACATAATAATAGATAACGAAAACGCCGAGGGCGTTGTAACCGCCGTAGCCCGTGCATAGAAGGTCAGCGGGGGCTTCAACGACCGCCCCCACGCTGATCTCCGCGATTGTCCAATCATTATCGGCATATCGCGTCAGATCGTTCGGCGGATATTCCGTGAGCGTGCTCTGGTTCCAGCACGCAAAGGACATGACATCGGCGCTTTGCGTGAACTTCAGCCAAGGCAAATCCGCGGCGGCGTAAGGCGTGGTCAGGGTATAGATCATGGCGGCTGTGCCGCCGCCGGCATAAGCGGTGTAGCCGGTCGAATTGATCGCATTGCCGAACACGTCGTAGATCGCGAATGTCCCGATTCCGGCAGCCTGAATTACGAAAGTGCGGCCGTTCAGTTCCGTCATGCCCTCGACGCCGGATATGTAGACCCAATCGCCATCGCTGAACGTCGAGTCGAATGACACGACGGCAGGATCCGCTTGGGTAATGGCGGATATGGTCATGGGGTTGCCGGTCACATAGGCGCCATCCGACAGGACGCGCATGTAATTGTTTCCGAACTCCAGGATCAGGCCTTGGTTGACCGAGAACTGAAAGGGGATGAGGCGCGGCGGATAAGGCTGTCCGGTTTGTTTGGAGTAGTCGCAGAACTTGGTTCCCGCGCGGGAGTTGGCGCCTCCGCGATAATTCACTTGCATATTTCTGCAAGTTGCCGCTGCCGAAGAATATTTTTGTAAATCTGTACGACCGTACAGCTGCGGTGACAGCTCTCCTGTAACGAATGAATTTTTGATATATGGCGGGGCCATTGACTATGCACCCGTCCTGTTTGCATAATCGGGATGCAGAGCGGCGCCAAGATCGGATGGATAAAAAGACGGGCTCAATATGCGCTCCCATCCGCGAAAGAAACATAATCGAAACATCCGCCGCCGTAGTCATCACCGCCAATCCCGTAGCCTGACCAGCGTGAACCGCCGCCCGTCCTTCTTGCCGACATCCAGTCTGGAAAAATATCCGTCGATGTCGTGGCCTCGTTGCCATCAACCAGCCGCGCCTGCTCGATCTTCATCTTCGCGATGGCGATCTGCTGGTTGCGCAGCTGGAGCCCGAACGCCTTGTTCGCCGTCAAAGGCAGCGCCACCTCGCTTGCGATGTAGGCGACGAGCGCCGCGCGGAAGAGGCTGTCCCATTGCGACGGATAGAGGATCAGCGCCGTATAGGTCGCGTGCGCGTCGCGGACATCGGTGAGGATGACGGTGCGGCTGTTGGGTCCAACGCCCTGCGTGTCCCAGGTCAGCGCGCCCGGCGCCGCGGGGTAGTTGCTGTCCGTCGCGATCACGAAGCGCGCGGGACGCGGGCGCGAGCCCGGAAAGGCCGGGCCGAGGTTGGGCGTCATCGGCACATTCGGCGGGATCGAGATGTTGCCCGGCGGAAAGGCGCTGGCAGGGTATTGGTGGTTGCGCTGGATGAAGCGGATTTTCATGCAGTCGATCGGGTAGGCGTATTCATATCGGTACCCGGACGGAACCACCGTGCCGACAGCCGGTGTCTGTCCGGTCGCATCCGCCAGTAATTGCAGGGGCGCAGAAGCCCGAGCGAAGTCCCAGTTTGCTCCGCGCAGTAATTGACGAAGGCATTGACCGTACGCACGGAGTATAACCTGCCCTTCGCGCGATCCCTCACTTATGTCTCCAAGAACATAAGTTGATCCGATCGCGTCTAATACCTGACTGGCGATGTCGGACGGGAGGTTTGACATTCGTCAGCCCCTCGTATTCTCAGCGACGGTGTCGGACTGCTGCTCATCCTGCGCCGCGAGCTGCGCGGCCTGGAGGCCGACCAGAACGGGCGCCAGGCGACGCCCCAGAGACGCCGCCAGCGCCTCGGTGAAGTCGGGCTCCCAGTCCAGCGGGTCGGTGATCTGGCCGGTGTAGACGACCAGCCCAGGGTAGACGTTGCAGAGGATGACCTTGCTCGGCTCGGCGAGCGAATTGTCGTTATCGACCGAGAACTGGTAGGGCTGCGGATCGAAATCCGGCACGAAGACGGGCACGTTCTTGACCGCGCGGATCTTGAGGGCATCGGTCGGATACTGGATCTCATAGGCCCATGGTACCGGCGGATAGGCGCTCGACCACATATTCGGCGGAAAATACCCGCCGGCTGGGGCTTGCTTGATCAGCGTCATGGCGACATTGCGCTCGGCAAAGCTCCAGTCGAAGCCGCGCAGCATCTCGTCCCGTGTCTGGGCGTAGATGTTCAGCGCGGCCGTCGCGTGCTTGGTGCCCTCGAACAGGTTGTTGACGCGACCCTCGTAGCCGATCCGCACCAGGGCAAGGTTCACACAATCCTCGGGGCATGTGACGACGGTGGTCATCCGACCTCGCTCTGGGCGTTCTTGAACATCGCGCTTTCGTCATCGGCTTCGGCCTGTGCCACCTGCGGACTGACCAGAACCGCCGCCAGCCGGCGCGCCAGGGCCGCCACAAGCGCCTCGACAAAGCCCGGCTCCCAGTTGGCCGGGTTCGTCACCTGAGCCGTGTAGACGAGCGTGGCGCCGATCGCTTTCGACCAGATGACCTTCTGGGCCGCAGCGTTATCCGCGACCGTCCAGAGCGTCGGCGTGGGATTGTTCGTGTCGGCCGCATAGGTGGAGCTGAACAGGTTCCGAACCTTTATGCAGTTGGTCGGATAGACATACTCAAAGCCCCAAGGAAACGGCGCGGCATTCCCCGTCAGAGTAGCGGCGACGATCTCTTCGGCGAACTGCCAGTCGCCCTCGCGCAGCACCGCATCGCGGGTCTGGGCGTAGATCGAGAGTGCCGCCTTGCTCGCCTCGGTGCCCTCCCAAATGGACCCGACGCGGCGCTTGTACCCGATCCGGACCAGGCTGAGGTTGATGCAGTCTTCCGGCGAATTGACGGAACTGGCCATCACACATCACCGCGGGTTTCGCCGATCTGCTCCATCGCACTTCCGGACTGGAGCAGGGTCTGCGCGGTGTCGGAACGGCCGCCGATCGCCATTGCGAGCTTGGATGCCAGCAGGCGCACGACGGCTTCGGTGAAGAGCGGGTCCCAGGTGTTCTCGGCCGGGCCGTTGTTGTAGACGGCCAAGGCTGTCGCGAGGTTCGCGAAGATCACCTTGACCTGGGCGCCGCCGACCACGTCGTTGCCGACCGACCAATTCACCGGCAGCGGGTCGTTCGGATCAGTCACAGACGGAGGCGCCACCTGAAGCAATTCGAGGCAGTTCGCGGGGTAGGTGTATTCATTTGCCCACGGGAAAGGCGCCGCGTTGCCCGTCGCGACGAGCGGCTGCGTGTTGCGCGCGAGGTCCCAGCCGAACTGCCGCATGACGGTGGCGACGGTCGGCGCGTAGAGCTGCTGGAGCGCCACGCCAGCCGGGGATTGGTCGAAGTTCGGCGCACCCGCCGAGACGAGCGGCTGGTTATCGCCCACCAGCTGCAAGGCGTTGTTGGCGACGATCTGGCTGGTAAGGGGCGGGAGCATTGTTAGTGGACTGAGCAGACGAGCGTTCCGGTGCCGGTAAACGTCGGCTCCCACGTTTCGTTCGGCCCCAGATCAAACGTCACCGGGATACCGGCAACGCCTGCCCCCACGATGTTCGTGCCGGGAAACGCTGGAATATAGACACCCGTCACTGACGTGGACGCCCGTAGGTAGCAGGTCTCAGGCGACGCGCCGTTGGTATAGGTGGCGCCTGACGTTACCGCAGGGCTGGAAACACCGACTGGGTTGTAGCCTATGTTGTTTAGGATGAGGTTATGCGTGCCGGTGACTGCCCCGGCTCCGGCTATTGTTGTCGAGCTAAGGAACTTGTTGTTCTCGATCTCCAGGTAGTCGCTGGGGCCTGCCGTCAGCGAGATGTCCGCATTGCTGTTGGCAAGCAGGTTGTCGCACGAGCCGAACGTGTCGCCCTTAAGAGCAACGTTGCCCGCCCCGTACGCCAAAGCGACGCCCACTCTATTGCCGCCAAAACACGATCCACCATTGATGTCGACGTTCGTCCAGGCCGAGCTGTTTACAAGAAGGCCGACGGCGTTCGTGTTGTTGTCAAGGTGACAGTTCGTGCAGACAAACCCTTGAGAAATACCTGTTCCGCCATTTTCTAGATCGGCGCCGGCATAGCTCGCATCACCCCACCAGTCATTGGTGCCCCACACGCGGGCAACATTGCCCGTTCCGCTAGGGCTGAGCAGCAAAGAGATGTTAGACGTATCGGCGAACCCGTTTGAGATCTCTGTGTCATCGACAGATGAGCCGGTTGTCGGAATTGCCGCAATTGCCGCCACGTTAGCGTGAATGATGTCGAAATTCGTCAGAACCAGCGCATCGGAAGAGAAAATGATGATGCCATAATCCGGAAGTCCGCCTACCGTAGAATCCACATCCTGCTGAATGTTGTCGAGGTTGACGGCTTCGACCTGAGTGCCCCCCGACGTTCCGACCACTACGCCAGCCGCTCCGGCAGCCACGGAATGAACCGTGACATTCCGGTTCTCAAGATCTCGGCCGACGCACAGAACGCAGTTCGAGCTGAACACCTCGCCGTGAAAGGCCCCGTTTGTGTAAATGTTAGAGACGTGGATG